CTGATCGATCAACGCAGATACATCTACTCCCTGATCCGGAGCAGTTGGTAGCGAGTCGTCATTCGCACGTTTTGGCGATGGCTGGAAATAAAGGCCGGTCATAATGGCACCCAAGTTATTATCGGTACTATCGGCGATCTTATCACGCGCATACCCTCGATGACATATGTCGATAATGTGGCAGCACACCAGCTACCCGGTGGGATTGATATCGATGCATCCGAAGAACCTTCAAACACACGATCTTCAACCTCAAGGAAACTGCTGGCCGGTATCATAGTTGTTTCCGTTCCCGCGCCCGGTGCTGGATAATATTGCGCGCTAATCGCAGTCACTTGCGATGTGCCTTCCTGTTCGCGTGTAACTGCGATTCGGTATTCGCCACCCGACTGATAAATTGATGTCCACAAAGCAACCTCAGTGTTCCCGCCGGAATCAATCAGATTGAGCAACCTGAAATCCTCGCCGCGCTCATCAGCCCAAGCCAACTCGACCCACGTCAAAGTATCCCCCGGTGTCGGAGTGGTTGCGAATGGTTCTGCGAAATAAAACCCGGTTGAATCGGATCCGGTGGCTTTACGATAATTAATACCGTCAATAGTTGCCCAAAAGAATCCAGATAAGTCGATTGGTGGGTAAGGATCAGCGGATGTTGTGGTTTTTATGTAGCCCGCGCTCGAACCTGTCAAAACCTCAAACGTACCGGAATTAAGCTCATTCACGTCCGATACGGTCAAATACGTCCCATGATCGACAACAGTTCCGATGTTGCGCGGTTCTTCCTGCACACTAAACATGAAGGCTAAGTGCGACGGTACTGAGTCTGCGATATCGACTGAAAAGCGCAGTTTAACCCTGGATACAAGCCCATTCGCGTCCATTTGATAAAACCCAGTGATATTTGTGGGGGCTGGTAAACCAATGTCCACAATAGCATTGACATCGACATTTACCGCGTCGCTCCACGGGGATTCGGCTAGACCGTAATATCCAGGCAATCCCTGAACAGTGGCGGTCATTTTGACCATCACTTCGTAACGGCCTTCCTTAGGCACGTCAAACGCGATCGGTTCAGATTTGAATGTCACCTCAGACCAATCAGACAAATACCCTTCGATTGGATCGTTTAATCTGTATCTAACAACAATCAGCCGGTTGCTGGTAGCGTAATTTACCGGCGGCAAATCGCCCACAAGTACGATGCGCTGATTTATTTTCCCGCTGATGTAATCGTCAGCGTAAAGCTCGCCGCGCGCCTCGCGGATCGTTGGAGTTTCGAGGAATAATGGTAATAATCGCCCAGTTATTTTTGAATCAAATGGCGGTATCACCCCAGTATCAGCATCATAAATGGCAGGTGCGTGATCGACAAATGACACTTCGGCAACCATATCATGTTGCCGACGGATATTCAGGCAAATCAACTCGACCGCAGTGTTATCCGCAACATTGAACATGCAAAGGTCATCAACTTGCGGGCCATCAACGGTGGGTATGGCTACTGTGAAAGTTAGAACGTTAGATCTAATCTCAAAGTTTTCACATGACAGAACCAAGCTAGTACTATCCGAAAGCCTGAACCTGGCTGCGTAAGTTTGCCCTACCTCCATATCCACATAATCATCCAACACCACCCCGAGCGTGTCGTCCCCCGCTGTTTCGACCGATTTCACGCGTGCCCAGTTGTCACCCCATCGCGGTACATCGTGGGACACCATCACCAGGTCATTGCGCCTAAACGTCAAATGCTCAAAATCCATCATGACTGTGTAAGTTTCCGGGCGTAGGCGCGCTTGTGCAATGTGGTATCTGCCGAATTTCCATGCTAAATCGGAATTAGTGATGCCTTTAAACTCTAAACGCTCGATAACCGTGGCGTTACTCGAATCATACCCGTCATCGTAGACGATCACCTCATCCTCAAGGTACTCTTTATCCTCATTATTAAAAATAACTTTGAATGCGTGCGGATGAATGATCAACTGCTTTTCGGATCGGAACCCCCAGGAATTACGCGGCGTAACGTGGGCTTTCACAGTTCTGGCAGTTTGATCAAAATCAGCACTCCACGTACCGTAAGGTAACGCAGGTGCAGCGCGTCCAGCAAACGCCACATCTGCGAGGACATCCCATACCGACGACACTGAATCATAAATGCGATTGAATGCATAACCCTCGGTAGCGCACAAATCGTACCAATCCCCGAGGCCATCATCATCAATCTGGAACGCAGACCGCGCGCTTTTGTTGGCCGGGTGCATCAACACGCCGCGAAATAATGCTGCAGGATTGCTTGTTGTGGCAATCACATCGGTTTCCCACGATCCGGTAACGTATCGTGGCGCGTATGATGACACTACGCAATTGATAATGTCGATTTGATTCTGAGCACCCTCAGAAGCCTTAATGCGCACGGCGATTTGCGCCATTGGGATCGGGAAATTGAGCGGTGGATCATTCTTTGTGCCACGAAACACGGTCCAATAGAACTCATCGGCAACCTTATTCGGATCAGTGGTGTCAGGTGTCACTCGCAACAGACCGACATCATAAGATTTTGTCCGATCAACTTGCCCGGAAAACGACCGACGCAATAATGATGATGTGTTAGCGGTCACAGTAAACGCCGAAATGTCGTGTTTTAATGTGCCGCTTGTAACCGAAACGTCAGTGCCATCTTCGCTTGTAAACAGTCCTGTTTTATCCGCAACTGACAGGTTGCTCAATAGGCTGACTACCGAACCATCCCAGCCAAACTCAGCCAATCGAGTTGATCCGATACGCTGCGAAACACCCGAGTGAATCTCAACCGCCCCGCCATTCGTGGCATAAATAGACCATGCGCCGCGTGATAAATCTGCCAGTGCGAAACTTGCCGAACTGTATGTGATGGGGGCATCCAAATAAATCCAATCAATCGTGCCATGCTCACGGTATCGAACGTTATACTCAACGGTAACGGACTTTCGTTTCCCAGCTTTGTTCATGCGAGTAAGGCCATTCTGAAATGCGATCTCTATGCTCAATTCGTCATATCCGGCGGCCATTGTGCGATCTACCCAACCATCCGCGCTTGTCAGTTTTACATCGACCCGAGTTTGATTGACTACGGACGGTACGAGTGTTATCGGTGCATCGCTCGACCAACCTTCTCGCACTTCAATTGATGATCCACCATCAGTTTCAAAACCTGGATATTCCGCAATTGGAGTTTCACCAATCTTGATGTCCTCAATTTTGCACGGTCCAACCCACGCCAACAATACGCGAATATACTCATCTTGACCGACAAGTTCTGTATACGGTTTTGCAGCAAGAGGTGGGAAAAAGCGATGCGTCCCGAGAACTACTGGGACCGGTTGATATGGTGATAACTGATTACGTGCGCCGGATATTGTGTATGCCGGTGGATCGATTGTTTTGGATTGTTTGGGAGGGCGGATTGGTGCAATGGCGTTCAGCAACATGGTTCCGGCAAAACCAACCAACCCACCGACTAATCCTCCAACTATGGTCGCTGCGGTTAAGCTCATACCATAACCTACGAGCAATTCGGACGTAGCCCCTCCGGTATACACAGTCAACGCCACCAGAGCAATACCGATAATTACCCGCAGAATAGTTTTCCCACCCCCACCGCCGCCACGAATTGGCATGTACACATTGACCTGCATATTTTCAGCCGGGCGCATGGTTTCCCATTCCGCTTTGGCAATATATTCACCGTCAACCTCCACAACAACTTCATTCTCGCGGCAAATGTTCGGTACACCAACGTCAGTCAGGATATGCGTGACTATTTCATTGAGCGATGCGCCCGGGGCTACTATGATTTGTTTGGGTTTTATGAATGGTGCAGGGGATAGCGTTATGTTGGGCATCTATAAATCCATTCGACTCGATTCCTCCACACAGGCCCTGTGAGCTTTTCAATCACACAATCAATGCCTGATTCAATATGGATCATCGTTTTATTGTCAATTGCAACGCCAACATGGAACGCATGGCGACCTGTGCGCAATTGTACCATGTCGAACTCTCTGATGGACTCACCTTTAATCCAATTATCGCGGTCTTTGCGCATGATATCTGCGACTTTGAGGAGTGTTTCCGGCGTGTGATCGATGAAAACGCCCGTGAATGGGTTTAATTCAATACCAAGTTGCTCTTTGTAAATCAGACATACAAGCCCATAACAATCGACCCCGGAACGGTCACGGCCGTCATGCTTGAATGGCAATCCTACGTATTTACTCGGCCAGTTTGGCGACGACATCTAATTCGACATTGCAGAATGTTAATTTTACAGACACCACACCGCCCGGGCATATCGGGTCGAACTCAATTTTAGTTATACCATCGATTTCAGTATTACCAGCATGTACACGAGTGCCTGACGCAGTACCATCGCTAACTATTTTTATTTTATTGCTCATACAAATACCCCCGGCGCCGTATTAGGCGTAAACGATACCCCTGGAAATGGCTCTCGCATCAAGTTTTCCAGAGACATCGTACCTGTTATTGTGGTTGCGTCATACGTAATGCCGGTCAATAAATATTCCGGCCAAGTGATATCCA